CGTACCGTACACCGCCGAGATCACGGCGACACTCGGAGCGTTTGACGTGTTTATCGGTGGCTTGGTCGTTGTCTTAAAAGCCAAATATGACAAGAAAAATCCTTAACTATTCGGGTAGTCCTTCGGGACTACCCTTATTTTTTTAAAAAATTTTTATTTTTTTTGCATATAGGTATTGACATATATAATATATGGGTATATACTTATATCAGAGTTAAGGAAAACAACACACCGAAAGGAGATACAAATTATGTGGGATTGCAGAGGAATTAAGGAACAGTTAAACAAGATTCAGAGAGCCGGTAAAGGCTTCTCATCATACAGAGCTTTGAAAGCTCTTGATACCACTATCACAAGCCTTATGGCTGATAGCGACAACGACACAAACGCATTACTTACCTACCGCAGACAGGTAAGAATGGAACTTAAATCATATTGTTAATATCAAGCCGAGGGCGGCGGCTAAACCGCCCGGAAAGGATAAAAGATGAGGACGTACGACAGAAATTCATTTTATGACGGAAAACAGATATATAAGATAGTAAAAGGCACGATACAGAATCACGAAGTTATAGCCGACGGACTTACAAGCCAAAAGGCGGTATCCACGAAATATAAGGAATTAAGGGCGCAAGGGATAGAAACTAAACAGTTTATAACGATAGTCTACAAGTAAATGATACCCACCCCGGAGGTTACGAGGGCAGAAGGAGAAAATATGGTATCAGAAGCACAGGCAAGAGCCACGAAGAAGTACGAAGCGGAGAACGTTGTAAGAATCTCCCTTAAGCTGAACAGAAACACCGATGCAGATATATTAAAGGCGTTGGAAGAGTCCGAGAATAAGCAAGGGCTGATTAAGGAGAGCATAAGGGCGTATATAAAGTAATTCTGTCACGAAATTTGTCACGAAAAAGTGAAAATGGCGTAAAATCAAGAGTTATAAGCCCTAAAACGATGGGTTCGACTCCCGTCACCCCGACTTAAAGAGAAAAGCCGTAATTCCAAGGAAAACGAGAATTTCCAAGGGATTGTGGCTTATTTCTTTGCCCTAAAATGTTAGCATAATTCAAGTATTTTAGGTTATTTTTAAAAAAGAATTTGTCACGAATTTGTCACGAGATTATGGCGTAAATACTGTCTGAAATGGCTTTTGACATTTCCTCTTTTGACATACCTTGTCTGTAGGTGTTCTTCATTACATAATCGGTGCGCCAACCTGCATCGTCTTGAATAGCCTTGTCAACAAACCCTTGATAGTGGGTATAGCTTGCGAAGAAGTGGCGGAGCTGATGAAAAGTAAACGGAGTTATCCCAAGTTCCTTTTGACACTTCTGTAAGTTCCTTGTGATGATGTGCGGCGACCCTTCATAAATAAAGCCCTGCTGCCGTATCCTATCCGCAATATCTTCTGGAATGATGATAGACCGCTCGGAGTCTGTCGTCTTCGGTTTCTTTACAACATACCCACTTTGCCCCCGGACCTTTGCTTTGTTGATCGTGAGCGTTGTGCCCTTAAGGTCAAAGATAGTAAGACCGCAGACTTCCGAAAGCCTTAACCCCCTAACCCCTAAAAAGATAGGCACGAAGAAGCGAGTATCTTTGAAGTAATTCAAAATAAGGCTTACTTCCCCGGGCGTGGGGATATACTTCTCGATTTTATCCTTTTGAGGGTACTGTATACCCTTGATCTCATTACCGAAGAAGTCCAGAACGGTAGTCAGGAACATACCGAAGTTTCGTGTAGTCTTCGGCGACCTTCCAAGCGAATAGTCGTTAATCTCCGCTTGAATCATTGCTTTAGTTATATCGGTTATGCACCTTTTTCCGAGAGTGGGGCTAATTTGACAAATAAGCGACTTATAAGCCTTTATGGTAGTTATACTTAACACGTTGCTTTTTGCGTCTAAATAAGCCCCACAAGCGCCTACAAGGGTATATTTCGTTATAGGCTTCTCTATTACCTTGCTAATCAAGGTCAAGGCTTCCGTTTTGGTCGGCTTATGATCTACTGTCAGAGAGTAAGTCGTGCCTTTTTCGGTCTGTCTTATCCGATAGTGTCCGGAAGGTAGTTTCGTTATGTTCATTTCTTCGCCCCCTTCCTTAACAGAGAATTATAGGCAAGAAGCCTTGAAGGGATACGAACGGAAGTAAGACCAAGAAGAAAATCAACGCTTACGCCGTAATAATCCGCAAGTTTAACCGCAAGTGCAAGGCTTGGGTCGTTTTCGTTACGTTCCCAACGTGATAGTTGGCTTTTATTTATCTCTATCTGATATCTTTGGTTAAGGTCTACCACGAGCATATCCATTGTTAAATCACGCTCTTCTCGGAGCATTTTAAGGGTTTTTCCGATATTTGCTTTTTCCATAATGCCACGCTCCTTTCTATTAGTGTAGTTCTATTATAAAACAAATCCCAACAAAAAAATATTAAAAAATATTAAATAGTTGTTGCAATATCTCAACGTATGTGTTATATTGCCATTGTGGGTTGCGAAAAAGCAACAGACAGAAAGGAGAATATATGGCACATCTTAAGTTTAAGGCGTGGCTCGTTGAGAACGGAATCAAGCAAAACGAACTTGCGGAGCTTCTGGGAATCACAAAGGAAGGAGTAAACGCCAAAATCAACGGCAAGCAGAATTTTACCCTTGCGCAGGTAAAGAAGATTTGCGAGACCTACAAAATAAGCGCAGATATATTTTTTATCAATTAAGTTGCGATATAGCAACGGGAAGGAAACAGAGTGGAAGAGATACAGATTTTTACAAATGACGAGTTCGGAGAGGTTAGAACAATCGAGATCGAGAACAAGCCTTATTTTGTGGCAAATGACGTTGCAAGGGCACTTGGATATGCAAGCCCGAAGGACGCTGTTACAAGGCACTGCAAGGGGGCGCTAAATCATCGCTACCTTACAAACGGCGGAGAGCAGGAGATAAAAGTTATCCCCGAAGGCGATATTTACCGTTTAATCATCAGAAGTAACCTTCCGAGTGCGGAGCGCTTCGAAAGTTGGGTATTTGACGAAGTGTTACCGGCAATCAGACAGACGGGCGGTTATCAGATACCGCAGACTTACGCCGAAGCCTTAAGACAGTTAGCGGACAAGGCGGAGCAAGCGGAGAGGTTAGCACTTGAAAACAAGGAACTTAAGCCTAAAGCGGAGTTTTTCGATGCAGTAACAGACAGTAAAGAAGCTCTTCCTATCGGAGACGTTGCAAAAGTCCTTGATATGGGAATCGGCAGAAACAAGCTATTTCAGTTCCTTCGGGCAGAAAAGATACTTGCTTCGGATAACAGACCCTATCAAGAGTTTATCGACAGAGGATACTTCCGAGTAGTCGAGCAGAAGTACGACAAGGGATACGGAGAAGTCGGGATCAATATTAAAACGCTTGTCTTCCAGAAGGGCGTGGACTTCATCCGCAGGAGATTAAACAAGGAAGGGATTGAGTAAGAGAAAGGAGATACAGAACGTGCCAAAAGTAGACTATGACAAACCAAAGAAACTTCACGAGCATTTCTGTGATTTAGTTCGTGGAACAATGCGGCGGCAGAAGGTATCTCAAACGGAGTTAGCCGAGTATTTAGGTCTTACTTATTCGTCTATATCGCTCCGTTTGAACGGATACCAGGATTGGAAACTATTAGAGGTGTTCAAGACAATGGAATACCTCGAATTGAAAGGAGAGGATGTTTTTGTTTAAGCGATTTAGAGTATTCCGCAGGAAAAACGGATTAGAGGAAAAGTTCTTTCGCTCTATGAGAGAGCTTCTTAATCAGACCGACTTTGACGAACAGAAGGAAACGGACGAGAGCCTTTTAACTAAAGCCTTGTTTGAGTATATGGTCTCAAAGGGAATCCACCTTCCGGAACTCTTCCCTATGGCTTCGACTATCGGAGACCTGGAAGTTATTTACAAGTTCGGTTATTCAGCGATCATCAATGACGGAAAGCTAATCGGCTTCCGCAAAGAAAAAGCCCTCTAATGTTGGAGCATTAGAAGGCACACATAAAAGTTTATCTGAAAGGAACTAATATGTTGACAACTATTATATCAAGATTCGGGGGTGTTCGTAAAGTGAAAGATTTTGACTTAAGCGATTTTATCTGCATTATCGGTCTTTTTGCCGTATCAATCGTAATGGCGGCTATCTATGTATTTATTCTGCACCCCGAAGACAACCCCACATTAACAAGTTATCCGCTTAAAGTCGAAGCGGTGGAAGTTCGAGAAGTCGAAGAAACACTTCCAGAAGACAAAGCCCCGGTCCTTACCGACGAGGAAATCTTGGCTATGGTAGTTATGGCAGAAGCAGGCAATCAAGATATGCTCGGAAAGGTTGCGGTGGCTTCCGTAGTCCTTAACAGAGTGGACTACTACGGAACGACAGTAGAGCAAGTGGTAAACGAACCTAATCAGTTTGCATATCCCTACTATGGGACCGTATCGGAAGATTGCTACAGAGCCGTAGAGATAGCACAGACTTCAAGAGACCTATTCCCCGAAGATATGCTCTATTTCAGAGCCTTTAAGTATCACGACTTCGGGATACCTTACGAACAGATCGGAGATCATTACTTTTCATTACACGAAAGCGAGGAAGACAAATGAGCGTATTTGAGAAATTAAACAGTATCAACGTAAACGGACACACAGAGCAGAAGAACGGACTTACCTACTTAAGTTGGGCGTGGGCTTGGGCAGAGATCAAGAAGGCTTTTCCCGACGCTATCTACACGATTTATGAGAACGCCGGCGGGTGGAACTACCACACAGACGGTAAGACGTGTTGGGTAAAGACCGGCGTTACCATAGGCGGCTTGGAACATATCGAGTATTTACCCGTTATGGACTTCAAAAACAAGTCAATTCCTTTGGAGTCTGTCACATCTACGGACGTAAACAAGGCTATTCAGAGATCACTTACAAAGGCTTGCGCACGTCACGGACTTGGGCTTTACATCTACGCAGGTGAAGACCTTCCCGAAGACGACAAGATAAGGCTTGAAGAAGAGAACAAGCCCATAGGGAAGAAGGACGCAACAGTTCTTAAGAGCCTTCTGGAGCAGAAGAACGTCAACATACCGAAGCTAATGGAGCAATACAAGGTCGAGGCCTTGGAGAAGCTGACAAACAGACAGTATGCGGAGATATTGGGGAAGTTAAATGGTTGAGCTAATCGGTAAGATAAAAGACCTGGTTATATCCCGGAGCGGCGAAGCACTTCTCACATTCGTTTTAAAGACCGATTTAGGCGCTTTAGAGTCCGAGGTGAACAATTTATCGTCAAAAGATATTTCGCTCAAATTTGGGGCATATACGCCTAAAAGAAGCCTAA